CGCCATGTACTCGTTGGGGTCTTTGGCAGCGAGTGCGGCCAGATGCGCTTCATGTTGAGCTGGGCGCGCTGCCTTGACCGGCATGCCCGCGATCGAGGCGTTGTTTTCCTTGATCGCGAAATGAAATTCACTGCCGGGATCGACACCCGCCGACCACTGGCCTTCCTGCCGCGACATCCAGTCATTGAAGGATGGCTTGTCGCCAGTCACCTCTGCCATGGCCGCACGATAGCGATCGTACCAATCGCCGCCTCTGGGATCGGCGGCGATGTAATCGTCAAAGCGTTGCCGTCGGTTGGTCAGGCCTCGCTTCGACATGATGTCGGGCGGCCCGCCGACGTAATAGCCTGCAGATTGATCTCCAGCCTTGATCAGATGCGGCTGGGTCCGCGCGATGTCGACCGCTTCATCGACCGGCAGATCGCGGATCGAGGGAATATCGGTCGAGCGTTTTGCCGGCTGGGCGCGCGGCAGCTCCTGCGCCCAGGTCTTTGGCGCCGCCTCAACCGGTGGCGCCGCCTCGATCGCGGCTGGGATCTCGGACAAGGGCTTGGCAGCGGCAGGCTCACTCATCGCAAATTCCGGCGGCGGCATGTTGCCACCGATCACCGCGCGCGGATTGGCTTCCATCGCAGCCGCCGACAGCGGTGGCAATTGCCGGCGGCGCATGCCGGCTTGAAGCACCGTTCCAGCTTCGCCACCCGTCCCGCCAATTACACCACCCGACGTGCCGAGCATCGCGGCACCTAGCAACGTGCCGGCATCTTCAGGGCGAGCCGTGCCGCCACGGAAAGCTTCCGACGCCTCGAATGCGCGCTGTGGCGTATCCCAGATGCTTTTGGCCGCACCGCTCAGTGCCTGGCGCGTGTCGGCCTGTGCTTCAGCTTCCGGCTTGCGCGCCTGCTTCAAAAACCAATCGGCGGCGCCAGCCAGGCCCTTGCCGACGTTCACGGCGGCATCGATCGGATGATGCCACCAGCCTTCCTGGGCGGGTGCCTTGGCTTTGCTGTCCTCGAAAAACTGCCACTCTTCCGAACCGGGCGGATAGGGATTGACCTTGGCCTTGTCCAGCAGCGCCAGATACTGGGCGGTTGCCGCATCCGGTTGCCCGCCGGCACCCAATGTGGACAGCGGTTCAGCCATGGTTCAGTAGCCGCTCTTGGCGCCGACCGCCTTGCTGTATTCGGTGCGATCGTTGCCCTTGACCAATTTGCCGCCGACCACTTCCATGGTCTCGCCACAATGCGGGCAGCTCAATCGTGAACCCTCGCGCAGCGTGTCCTTTTTGCTCTCGCGCTCTTCTGCCATCGATCACCCCTGTCGCCTGCGCCTGATCGGCTCCCGCTGGAACCAGTCGTAATCGTAATCGGTCTCGTCGGTCAGCGGCGCGCCCGGCGGTCGCTGGTAGTTGGCCAGGATCACGCAATTATCTGGCCGCTCGATCGCGACCAGGATGCCGCTGGCGTTGTTGACAATGACCCCGACAAACGCCGCGACATCCGGTGCCTCTGTCGCTGCCAGGATGCCGGTCGCGATCTTGAAGTCGCCGACCAGCGCCGCAACGTCAGATGCCTCCGACGCGACCAACACGCCGGATACACCAGCACCGCCAGCCAGGGCAGCGGTGTCAGCCGTTTCAACAGCTGCCAACACGCCCTGGATGACGCCGGCACCTGACAAGGTGGCAACGTCTTGCGTCTCAGTGGCGGCCAGCACACCCGAGGTGCCGGCGCCCCCTATAATAGAGACATGATCCGGCGCCTCACTGGCGACCAGGACCATCTCGATGAAGGCTGCGCCCGAGAACCGCGCCTGGTCGGGGAACTCAAACGCCGTCAGCGTGCCTGAGACCGTCGCCGGCCCCGAGATCGAGGCGACGTCGAAAGCCTCTGTCGCCGCCAGCACGCCCGAGATCCCGAGCGCGCCATTGATGGCGGCGACATCGGGCGCCTCAGAAGCGGCGAGAAACCCGACAACACCAAAGTTGCCTGCAATGCTAGCTACGTCAGCCGTCTCTGTCGCAGCGAGTGTGCCCGAGATAATTCCGCTGCCGGTGAACGCCGCGACGTCGAATTTTTCCGTGGCCGCCAGCACACCCGAGCTGCCGGCATTGCCCGCGAGGGCAGCGGTATCGAGCGCCTCTGTCGCGGTCAGCGTGCCGGTATTGGAGACGACGCGAAGCTGCCATTGGCCATACTTCAGCGCGCCGCCGTCGACGACGAGGTAGGGCAGCACGATGTTGCCGCCGCGCGCATAGGTATTGCCGATCGACAAGCCGTAGTCGAAATTCGCCACCGTGCCGGTGAAGATATTGGTCGGACTTCCCCAGGTCGCACCGTTGTCGGTCGACTTCTTCAGCTGCAGATCGGCGGAAGCGTCGCGATAGACCAAATAGACGTCGGTGCCGTCATTGTAGACGCGAACCGGCGGCACCTGGGCGGTTGCCACCACGGTCCTGACGACCGCGGGCGTGTTGCCGCTGTCGAAGTGCCAGGCGTCTGCAGAGGTGTTGCCGGCTTCTTCGGCGGCGACCACTTTCTGCACACCGGCTGAAAGATAGGACAACGCATAGGGTGGTTGGTGTGGCAATGCCCCCAAAGCAATCGAGGACACCGTCTGCAGCGCATTGGCCGCACTCAACGTGCGCTGCTTCCCTGCATTCACCGCATCGGTGAACAGCAGATGCACCGCATCGGATAAGCCCAGGACGATCACCGGCCTCGCGTAGTCAAAGGCGCCGGCAGCGTCGACCTCGATCGCGCTCGACCAGACACCGGGTGCGGTGCGCCTGGAGTAATACACCCGCGCGCGTTGGTTGCCGCCGACCTTGAGCTGGGCGCCGTTGAAGAACGCCACCACTTCGCCGGTCGACCGCACCACCAGGGAAGACGTATAACCCGAAGTGATGCCACCTTGAATGTTCGCCGCGGCGTAAGCGGTCTCCGAGGTGACGAACGCATCGCTCGCCATATTGAAGGTGCGGTACTTATGCCCGACCAGGGTCGGCGAGGTGCCGTCCATCACCAACAGATGGATGACATCGCCGACCTGGTAAGCGGAGACCGAAAGGATCGCGGTGGTGAACCCGGTCAGCGTCTTGACGCTGGCCCAGGACGCATCCGGCACCGTGGCTTTGTAGGCCTGCAGCGTGGTGGCTGTGGTCCCATCTCGCTGGAAGAAATAGAAGTTGCCGGCACTCGATTTGAACGGACCAGCCGGCGGGCAAATCGTGGTGGCGACGCCCACGATCGGGACGGTAAAGCTGGCATTGAAGGCGGCAACGTCTGACGTCTCGATCGCCGCCAGGATGTTGGCGGCGCCAGTCACACTTCCGGCAAAAGCGGCTGCATCCGCCGTTTCGGTGGCAACCAGCGTCCCCTGGTCCGATATCGTCCCGGCGAGAGCCGCCACGTCGGGGGCTTCAGTGGTGGCTAATGTCCCGGTGACACCGTAGCTGCCCGCAAATACAGCTATGTCAGGGGCCTCAGTTGCGGCCAATACCACTAATACAATGTAGTCGCCCGTGAACGCGGCGACATCGGCGGTCTCTGCAACGGCAAGATCGCCATTATAGAGTGAGGGCAGCGGGCCAGGCGCCCAGAATTTAAGACCTACCGCGCCTGGAGGGATGAGAACCATGGCACCCTCAGTTCAGCGATCTCCAGACATGCCATTTCGGGATCAGCGAGGGCGCGACGCTGAAGGTCATACCGATCCACAGCGCACTCGCCACCGAGACGTCGATGGTCGCGGTGGCGGTGCCGCCGACATACACCACGGTGGCGCTCGACGCCGTCGCAACGGCGCCGCCTGCGCCAAATTCACCAGTGCCATAGACGACCGAGTTGGTGCCGGGCAGACCGACGGCCCGAAAGATCAGATTGTAGCGGAACAGGAACGGGGCGGTGGTGATCGAGGGCACCACGGTCTGCGCGCCGGAAGCACCGATCGAGACGCCGCCGATCACGGTGCCAAAGCGCGGCGTGATCGTCAGCGTGCCCGACGCGCCCGTGGTTAGCGTGCCTCCGACCAGCAGCTCGTAGACCTTGCCGGTGCGCGGCTCGTTGGCGGCGATCGGTGTCAATGCCGTCGGGATCAATACGGTCTCGGTCGTCGCCGTGATCGTCGTGTAGTCGACGCCGAGCGGCTCGACCAGGGTGTCGGCGAAATACTGACGCGACATGGTTTCCTCAGCTGTGGGTGATGGTGCCGGAACTGATGGTCACGGTGCCGCCCGAGGTGATCGAGGTGGTGCCGAGAATGATGTCGGTGCCGCTTGTCCCCACCGTGAGACCGCTCACCACCGTGGTGCCGCCGTTGTTCCTGAACTCCGCGAGAGCTGCGGTGCCCGTTGCCGATGCCGTGACCGACAAGGGCACGCCCTGCAAGGTCGCGACCGCGCCCGACACCGTCAGCGGGTTGGTCGGCAACGCCAGCGTCGCCAGGACACCAGTTGCACCCGACAATAGATTGGTGCCGATCACCAACTGACCGGCGGTGGCCGATCCGGTCGAGGCGGCAGCAACCTTGCCGGCGACCAGGTCGCTTACCAGCTGCATGCGGTTGGTCTTCAAGGTCGCATTATAGACAACGCTCATCGCGCACTCCTGCGTTGGCGCATCAGCTCGCGCTGATAGGCGTTGCGGTCAAACCGCGGTTTCTGATCCGGCATCGTTTCCTGCTTCATGTCTTCCGGCGTGAACGGGCGCGCGGCAATGTCGCGAACTTCACGCCCTTGGTCTTGCGCAACAGCAGCGGCGCTTTCTTCTTCAGCCGCGCGATCAGCGTGTTGGGTTTTTTCATCTCTCTTCTCTTTTGGTTTCGGCGGTTCGTCCCACAGCGGACAATGACCGAGGCGATGACGTTCGCCGCAGATTTTGCAAAACGGGAGATCCATTTATGTGAAACTCAACTTGACCTGACCATTGCCGCCAGGGCCGCCCTGGCCCAACCAGGCGCCGCCACCACCGCCACCGGGTTGCGCACCCGCTGGCGCGAGGCCGCCGCCGCCGCCATCGCCGCCATTGCCGCCGTCGGGCGTTCCACCCACACCATGGGTGTTGGCGGAAGCGTTGCCGCCAGCGCCCGTCGAACCGGCGCCGCCGCCACCACCGCCACCGGGGTTGGGTCCAGCAGCACCAGTCCCTCCGGTGAAGTTGGTGGTGCCAATGGTACCGACACCGCCCGCCGTCGGGCCAGCAGCCCCACCGCCAACACCGCCGCCGCCAACACAGCCGCCAGCAGCAGGTTGTGCGTTCGCCGAGGGGTTGACCCAACTATTGCCGCCCGAACTTCCGACACCGCTCGTTCCGTTCACCGAACCGGCGCCAACAGTGTAGTAAATCGTCTGACCAGGCGTGACCGCTGTCGTGAACTTGGAATAGCCAGCGCCGCCGCCACCCGGAGAATTGGTGCTGGAGGTGCCCGTACCCGAACCACCGCCGCCCCATGCTTCAGCAACAAGCGTGGTGTAGCCAGCCGGGGCTGTGTAGCTGCCGGCGCCAGGCACGGTAAGGATCACCACAGGCGGGGCCGTCGAGAATGTCAGCCTGACCTGACCGTCACCACCGGCACCGCCTGTCCCGGTATAAGCACCGCCGCCACCGCCGCCCGGCTGCACACCAGCCGCCGCCGTCCCAGCCGTAAATAGCCCGTCGCCGCCCGCACCACCGTCGGGCGTTCCACCCGCGCCGTGCGCGGCACCGGAAGCCGCAACACCATTGCCCGCCGAACCCGCACCACCACCGCCGCCGGTCCCTTGCGCGGCAGAACCGCCAAGACCGCCCGTGAAGTTCGTGGTGCCGATGGTGCCCGCACCGCCTCCTGCACCACCCGCCCCGTTGGCAGCGCCAGCACCTGCCACGCAACCGTTCGCGGTCGGTTGCGCATTGGCCGCAGGGTTGATCCAGCTGTTACTACCAGAGTTGCCACCCGCGCCTGACGCGGCACCGCCGGCACCTACGTTGTAGTAAACGGTCGACCCAGCCACCACCACGGCTGTGAAACTGGAATAGCCACCACCGCCGCCGCCACCACCGGTCGGAGACGAGTTGCCCGCACCGCTGCCCGCACCACCCCAGGCTTCGCCGACCACTTTGTTGGCGCCGGCTGGGACGACATAGCTGCCTGCGCCGGTCGTGGTGATGGTGACAATGGTCGTCGGTGGGACATACGAGAACGCCAGTCTGACCTGACCCGCGCCGCCGCCGATGGCATTGCCGAAATAAGAGCCACCACCGCCGCCGCCCGGTTGTGATCCCGGTATCGTCACGGTGCCGGTCGAGCCATCCGATCCGTTGCCGCCATCCGGCGTGCCGCCGTTACCGTGAACCGCACCGACACCGGCAGCACCGTTGCCGGCTGAACCGGCGCCGCCGCCACCACCACAACCGCCGCTGCCACCACCGACAAAGCCAGCAATGCCACCCGTGAAATTCGTCGTGCCGATGGTGCCGACGCCGCCGGCTGCATTGCCACTGCCATCGACGTTGCCGCCGCCAGCGACGCAGCCGTTTGAACTTGGCTGTGCGTTGGCCGAAGGATTGACCCAAGAGATGCCGCCGACGGTGCCGAGAAGGCTTCCCGCCGCACCGGGGGCGCCGACATTGTAGTAAACCGTGGCGCCCGGCGTCACCGTCGCGGTGAACCTCGAGTAGCCGCCGCCACCACCGCCGCCGCCACCTGGGGATGCACTGCCAGAACCACCGCCACCACCGCCCCAGGCTTCGCCGACCAGCGTGTTCATGCCCGCCGGCACAACGATGCTGCCGGCACCGACGGCGGTGATCGGCCCGGTCGCGAACGAGGCGACGAGTGCCGCCACATCCGGCGTCTCGATCGCCACCAACGTGTTTGGCAGGCGACCGCCCCCGCTGTTACTGGCCTCCGCTCCGAGCAAACCGAAGTTGAAGAAGCCGGCGACGCTCACGTCAGGGGTTCGCGATCGCCGAAAGCGTTTGCCCGCCGACGACACCGAAATATTCCGGCACGCCCGCCACCATCACCAGGTTGGCGATCGTGGCTGTGCCGCCGACCCGCACCGAGGTGCGGACTTCACAGACCACACGAATAAACTTGGTGTCGGTGCCGAACGCTGCCGAGGTCTGCACGCCACCCGCGACATCCAGCACCGCCTGGTCTCTGAGCGCCGGCAACGCCGCGATCTGCGCGAGCTGACCCGAGCCGCCCTGACCGAGGGCTGCAAATTCCGTAATCGTGACCCGCGATGCCATAGCTTGCTACTCCGAATTATTGCGATAGGATGGCTTATGAGCGACGATCAGATCCAGAGCCGCTACCGCCGCGAAATGAACACGCTGGCCCATGTGCTGGACGAGCATTTCAACGACGTCGAACAGCCCAAGCTGACGTGCTTCGTGCTGCTGGTGACGGAGTTCGACAACATGAAGGGGCGCGTCAATTACATCAGCAACGGCCAGCGCAAAGACGTCATCGTAATGTTGAAGGAAGTCCTCGCGCGCTTTGAGGGTCAGCCCGCACAGAAAGGTCGCGCGTAGCGGGTTCTTCTTCCATCTCCCACTCGCAGAGCTGCACGCCGAAGACGTCGTACATATGATGATGAGACAACGGCACCTGGCGCTCGATCACCATCGCCGCCTGGCGCATGATTTCCGCAATCCTGGCTTCGGGATCAGGGCCTTTGATGTTGGTGATGAAGGTGAAGCGTGTCATGGCAATCTCCGAACGTGAAGAGAAACTTGAAGAGGCTCTGCAACGGCTCGTGTCCTGGACCTATCCACCCGACGCTTACGGCTATCCAGAGTGGCTCTCCGCATCCCATTGGCGGTTGCCGGGTGGCAGCGCAGGCGCTCCCCGTGCCTATGGCGGGAGCGGCGGTGGCGCGAGCGTTTTTGTCGGCAACATTGACGGCGCGGGCGGACATGGCGCGATGGGACCGGCGCCAACCGAATGAAACTGATCCGCGTCGTCGCCCCACACTTCGTCGCCGGCTTTGAGAGCGACGGCATCGTGCGACACGCGGCGCCGATCCTCAAAGGCCTGATCGGAAAGAGCGACGACTATGCCCGCGAGACGATCAAACGATACGGCTGGAAGGCGTCGATCATTGAGCCTTGCGACGCTCCCGCATCTTCCGCATCCGCTCGACCGCCGACATCGCCTCCTTAGGCTTCCTCGTCACCGGCACCGCACGCGCTGCCGCCAGGTCACGCTTGAGCTGCCTGATCTCCGCGCGCAACGCCTCGTTCTCCATCGCAAGCGCCGTCGAGCCTGTTACGGGAGGCGTAACCGTTACGGGGCGCGTAACAGCTGTTACGGTGGACGTAACATCCTCACACAGGCGAGACCAATGTGCCTTGCCGCAAATCTTGCACTTCGGGGCATCCATGATGGGACCAGCGTGAAAAGGGACCGGCGAGTTGTGCCATTATTCCCGGGAAACAGACCCGGCGGAGTTGAGAGCGATGGGGGATTTACGGGGGGCTTTGCCAGAATAAGCATGCTTTGCTTTTTTTATTTTCCCCTCCCCCCGTCTCCAGGCCCGCGATCGGACCCCTCCCCCACCCAGGGAAAGCCCAGCAAGATCAATGGTGCAACACGCTAACGCTCGTTTGCTTGTTGCGGATCGAGGCGCTCGAACGTGCCATCGATCGCGCCGTCAGTGATGTCGCCGACCTGGCCGGCAGCAATAGCGTTGAGCTGCGCATCCGACAGCTGCTTGATCTGATGCAGATGCTGATGCTCCTGGTACTTCACATCGCGCCACTCATCGGGCGCTGCGTTCTTCAGCGCGAAGATGGCTGCGCTCGCCTGGGCGCCGTACCTGGCCGAGAGAAGCTTGCGCTCAAGGAAAGCGGTGCGCGCGGCTCGACCCCGAGAGACGGCGTCAGCAAAGTCGCGGTGGCGTGACATCCATTCATACACCGTCTCCCTACTCTTCCCGATATCCCCCGCGAACGTCGTTAGACTAACTCCCTTCGCCATCGTCTCGATAACCAGCGTGCAGTAGGCAGGATCATACTCGCTGGGCCTACCCATCCCAGGTGTCAGGTGAGCCAGCATGCGCTTCTGCTGGAACGGTGCCATATCAGTGCCTCTGGTCGTTGGGCATCTCAGCGGGCTGCGCTGGGCGCCTGAGGGCCTTGGCAATGATGCCGCGCAGCACATCGGCCACATCGGTTCCCGTGAATGTGAGTTCGTCGCCTGCCTCGTCAAAGATCTCAGCCAAGGCGGTCAGTGCCTTCTCGACGTTGTCAGAGGTCACGATGTCAGCTCCTTCACGATCCACACGATTGCCTGTTCCAGCGACGTCATCGCGAGCGCGTTGTAGCGTCCCGGCTTGACCTGGTTGAACAGCAGCTCAAGTTCCCCCGCTTTGGTCTTCAGCTCATCGTGCAGCGCCTTCTCTTCGTCGGTGAGCGCGCGGTAGCGTAGCCGGAACCGGCTCACCGCGATGTCGCCAGCCTGGCGATCGTCGGGCTTGCCTTCATACAGGTGTGGCATCGGTCGTCTCCAAGGACAGGATCGTGGTCGTCACAGGCGTCAGGTCCGAGAACAGCGCGTTGCAATGGGAACAACGGAACCAGGTCAACGTCTCGCCGTCGGCGCCGGTTCCACCACGCAGATAGGGCCAGGCGGTCCGCAGCGTCTCAGCGTGACACTTGGGACAGCTGGTCGCGTCGACAGGCTCGCCCTGCGATGCCGTCTTGTGTGATTGTTTCAATCGCTCTCTCCGTCAGCTGTCGCTCGCGCCATCGGTGTTCTCTCGCGGCGCGGTGTGTGGCCTTGGCCAGCATCTTGTGGCGCAGCGCCCTGGCGCCGTGCCGATCGCGTGTCGTGTCGCTCATGGATGACCTCCATGGGGTTGACGAGTGCAACAGGCTAACCTATAAGGATGTGGCACAACCAGGGGCACCCCATGAAACACGCCATCGCCTACATCCGCGTCTCCAAAGCCAGCCAGGGCCGATCCGGCCTTGGCCTGCAGGCCCAACAGGAAGCCATCGCGCGCTTCGCCATCGCCGAGAGCTTCGACGTCGTCCAGGTCTACACCGAAGTCGAAACCGGCAAAGGCGCCGATGCGCTCAATCGCCGGCCACAGCTCAAGACCGCATTGGCGGAAGCCAAGCGGATCAACGCGCCCGTCATCGTTGCCAAGCTCGATCGTCTGTCGCGCGACGTTCACTTCATCTCAGGCTTGATGTCGCATGGCGTGCCGTTCATCGTTTGCGACATCGGCGCCAACGCCGACCCGTTCATGCTGCACATCTACGCAGCTCTCGCCGAGCAAGAGCGCCGCATGATCTCGAACCGCACCAAGGTGGCGCTGGCAGCTGCCAAGCAACGCGGCACCAAGCTTGGCTCGCCGACCAGCCCGGCGCTGTTGCGCGATCGCGCTGATGCGTTTGCTGAAAGCCTGCGGCCCGTCGTGACGTCGGTGTGGAACGGGATGTCGTCGCGACAGCTCGCCTCGTTCCTCAACGCGCAGGGCCACAAGACTGCGACCGGCGGCGCCTGGTCATCCATGACGGTGTTGCGGTTGGTCGAGCGTCTCAAGGCAATGACGACGGGGTAAGGGGGGGCGCCATAACCCCGCCGCCAAAACAAAAAGCCCTTGGGCATCACACCAGGGGCTTTTGCATGTCTGACGCAAATCAGACACCTACCAAAAAGTGATGCCAAAACGCCCCGCTGTCAATCCGGCGTCGCACTTGCGATCGCCTGCCCACTGCGCCTCTGTCGCCGCCGGTTCCGCCCACTGGCGCGCTCGCCTCGCGCGCCTCATCGCCGATCGCAGTCGCGCCAGAATTGCGCCAGGCGGTAGCCGGCCTCAGCTAAGATCTCGCGCGCCTCCTGCGCCGCGTGCCAGGGCGATCGGTAGCCTAGGATGAACCCGGTATCGCGTAAGCTGACGTCGTAGCAGGCGACCTGGTCGGCGACGATCCCTGGCCGGCGCCCGATCGCAATTTTCGCATCCCGATAGGCGTCGCGGTGATCCTTCTGGCGCTCGCTCTTCGCCAGGCCGCTCATCGCCGCCGGGTCGAACGCATAGATGCGATTGAGATCTACGCTCTGCATGGGGCCTTGCAGACCGCCGGCCAGCCAATGCGCAGCGTATCGCTTCAGCGCGTAGTATTCCGGCCCCGAGAGCTTGTGACGCCTGTACGCCCTCCCCAGGGCGTCGTCGCACATCACAATGCGGCGGGCCGATCGCGTTCCGACGTCGGTGAAGTCGCCACGGGCATGGATGAAGCGTTGTTCGGTCGGGCCTGCCGTGTCTTCGGCAACACGCTGCATCCGCTTTGCTCTCCGCGAAGACGGAGTTGTGATGGCACTCCGCTCGCACGTCAACGCCCATTGCAAAGCCTCGCGCGCGCAGCTCCAGAGAAGGTAGAAGTAAGGGAAAAGATATTGTGAGTGTGGTTAGTAGGGCGGGCGGGTATACGCCCGCTATAGCGCCCGCTGTAGCGGATGCTACTTACGTCGTTGTTTTTCCCAGCCTTCTTTTGAACGGTTGAAAGCACTCATCAGACCGCCCTTCTGGCCATGCTCGCGCGCCTTGGTGATCCTTGCCATCGTGCGCTTGAGTTCCGTCTCGACACGCTGGTGTTTCCAGCCATCGTAAAAGAACGCCTTCAAAACGGAGCGGTGGATAAGCCACTCGTCCAGCGGCATCTTGGTGATGTTGGCGAGCTGCTGATCGTCGGAGGGCAAGCCACCGCGCCTCCAATAGGAGAACAGCAGCAGGCAGTACGCGCCGTGTTGCAGCGTCGAGAGATGCTCAGTGTCGCCGAGGTAGTCGTTGACGTAGAACGGCATCCACGGGCGCTGCATCGCTCACGCCTTCTCGTTGTCGATAATCCGCACCCAGGTATATTTCCTGATCTTTGCGACCTTGCCGCCCTTCATCGCAGGCTTGCCCTTCACCATCATCTCCTCGAAGATCTTGCTGATCGCCTGCGGGTTGCTGTCGACCTGGGCCAGCTCGACCTCATGGTCGCTGCAGATCTCGGTGCCCCAGATGGAATAGCGGCGCTTCATCGCACGGTGATCTGATAGCGTAGCGCCAGCGCATAGGGATCGATGCCGCCATTGCTGGCCCAAAATTCACGCTCGCTCATCGAGTGCAGTTCGCGGTGATGCGCAGCGCACAGCGGCAGTGCCCAGCGATCGTCGGCCTTCTGCGCCATACCAGGATTGCTGTCGTCGTTGATCGAGCCGACGCGCGGATGATGCGCCGCGACATCCACCCGCCCGCACAGGCAACAGCGACAGCTGCGGATGAACGCCAGATAGGCCTCGCTGCGTGCCGGCGAATACTGGTTGCGCTGGTAGCTCATGCGTTTTCCTTCCTGCGCCACGCCTGGAACGCATTGTCGAGGTCGTACCACTTGATCCGCTCGTTCTGGAAACCGGGCTTCAGTAGATCGGCGCGCGAGGCCACGTTGCAGAAGCCGCGCACCAGGACAGCGGCATCATCGTTGCTCGCGCAGGGATGTCGCTTGCCGCGCGGATAGCCCTCTTCCTCCAACCATGCCCAGAATACCGGATCGGCGCAGCGCATGCCGGCTTGCTTGACCGGGCCGAGATCGCGCCACTTGTCGCGCTCCATTGCGTTGTGGTCGATCGGCTCCTCGTCGTCGCCGACCTCGACCAGGACGCATTGATAGCGGGTGCCCATCGCTGCGGTCGCGAGCCGCTGATGCATGTCGGTGCCAGCCACAGTGAAGCGCAGCATCCAGTCGCCGTTCTGGCGCTGCTGCAGGCCGTCTTTTTTCAGTTCAAGCGAGATCGCGTTCTGTCTCGCTTGGTCGGCTGGCGTTCTCATCGTCGCTCTCGATCTTGTCGCCGGTAATGTCGATGCGGACAACCGAACGGCGGATGCCCGCGATCTCGAAATGCGCGCCGCCGATCTGCAGATGACCGATGATGCGCGGCTCCTCATCGGAGAACAGCAGATAGCCGGTGATCTCTTTCGGCACGCTCATGCGCTCACCTTTTTCGGGAGATTGGCCTTCGCGCCGGCAAGACCCTTCAACTCATTGACCTCAGGGTTGGAGAGATTGAAGTCTTGGCGCGCCTGTTCGTTTTTGTACCACCATGCCAAGATCGCATCGCGCTCACCGTCCTGAAATGACGCAATCGCGGTCTTGCAGCGCGCGATATATTTGTTGCGGCTGTCGATCTCTTCCTGCGTTTCCGATTGCGCTTCAGCCTGAAACTCCGCGCGTAACTGGTTGACGTACTTGCTGTCATCAAACATGCCCATGTGAACGTCGGCCCCGACGCCGATCAGCTTCAGCGCGTTGGTGATGGCGTCGGTGTAGGCTTTCTTGAATGCCTCGTCGTCGGTGTAGGAACCCGATTTAAACTTGCCCATCACCTTGTCGCCGCCAACGCCAAAGACCACTCTGTCGACCGAGCCGTGCCAGATGCTGACGATGCAAAACACCAGTAGTTCGTCGCCAGCAGTGATCGTGTCAAAGGCTGGCGCGTTGATGCCCCAGCCGACACCGCACGCGCCAAACTCCTCCGTCATGCGCCGGAACGATGCCATCGGCTTGATCGCGGTGCCCTTGAAGCCGCCCGCGCGCTGGAACGGGCTGGTGTGCGCCGGATCGGTCTTGCCGAGACGGTCCCACAAGTCGGTTTTTGAAATCATCGCATTGGTCTCCATCGTCTCGGGCTTGAGCAAACTCGATATTGGGTTAAGCGGAGGCTCGACCACCAGCCGGTCGCCGTGACCGAAATTGCGCACCGTCGCCCGCTGAAAAAACTCCCAGCGATCGATCCAGCCGATCAGATCGACCCAGCCAGATTGTAGAAACCATGCTTCATCAGGTTCGTCGTCGGGCGAGCGCGGCACATGGGCCAGCACGGCAATGTCGATGGCTTCGTTGAAGCGGTGGCGGCCCTCGATGTCGAAGCGCAGCAGCGGAGGCTTGTAGGTCGATGCCTTGATCTGGATGCGCCTGCCGTCGAACACCATGTCGGTGCCGCCGTCGCCATGCAGCGTCACGCTGTAATCGACCAGTTCCGGCTGTCCGACATATTCTCCAAGCGCGGCTTCGGCGCGCAATCCCTCAAAGTGAAGTTCGCGACCGGGCCGGTTCGACACCTGCCGGTTGGTGTTTGCGTACTTGATCGAATAGCGGGCATTCGCCGTGACCCAGCACTTCATCATCAGTTCGGGCGAGAGGTGGATGCGCTCGACCGTCACCGCACGCCTCCCCGACCTTCGTTCATCCAGCCTTTCAGCCTCTTGCCGAGTTCAGGCGGGTAGACATATTTGACGCCCGGCTCCTTCCAGTAGCTGTCATCGGAGCCGACGTTAAAGTCGCCAAGCATGAAGTGGTCTCTGCCAGGGATCGTGATCTTGATGTGATAGCCTGCCCAGTCGAACTCGTTCTCACCGCGAAAATGCGCCTTCACCACGCTGCCGTCGGCGCGCACATGCGGGCGCACGAAATGGAAGATGCGCTTGCGCGAGCCTTCCTCATTGAGGTGGATGTCGCGGTCCTGGAAAAAATATCCGGTGCGGTGGATGTTGACGCCGAACGCCGCCGTCATGTCGCCCTTGGTCGCGGTGATCCGCGTCATCGAGTATTGTGCCGTCTCGTTGCGGCAGACGGCCTCCTTGAATAGTTCGGTAAGGAAATGCTGGACGGTGTCGCCATGCTGCTTCGCCCACTCCTCGTAGGTGCCGGGGATGTGCCATGCGCGCTTCGGGATATGGAAGTTGCCGCATTGACGACGCGGAAGCGCAGGCCCCTTGGTATAGTGCCCGGTTCGGCTGACGCCTTTCTTTTCTCGCTTGGAAATGATCTCGACATACTTGGTGTCGCAACAGCGCAGTGCGACGACCTCCTTGCCATCAGCTGAGACAAAAATACCGAACTCCTCCGGGGAGCCGTACTTGCGTTCTTTCTTGTCGGTGCGGTCCCACCAGATCGTCATCTTGTAGATGTCGCCGCCCGCGATGAACTGGATCTCCGGCGGCGGCTTTTTGTATTTGACGAAATACATGAACTTGGGCACGCAGAAATCCTTGCCCGTCTCTCCCTTGGCGGTTTGCTCGTAGCGTTCGGTCTCCGGGTCGGCGCCATAGGCGAAGCATCCAAACGCGGGCCGCTGCTTGTGGAAATAATCGGCCAGCGGTGTGTCGTGGATGACGTGATCCTTGTCTTTGTTGT